GGCGCGGGTAATTGCTTGAGCTTGGTCTACAATATTCTTATTGCGAATTAGAATACCCGCAACAGAATCTGGATTTGCACCACGCTGTTGCACACCATCTACCAATTTTTGTTGTAGATCTTCAATTTCACCAGATAACTTCTTAATGTCATTAGAGCGTGCTTCTAAGTCATTTTTAATATTGTCAGGTAAATCATCTAATTTTTTGATGCCATCCTGATAACGAGTAATCAAATCATCAAGCTGTTTTTTTCGCACAGCCAGATCGGCACAAGCTTGTTCAAAGTCCTTGGCAGTTTTGGTATCACGTGGATTTAACCCCAAAAATGGTGATTGAGGTTGAGACTGTTGAGCAGCGATTGAAGCCATAGCCAATGCTACTGTTTGTTTCGAAAGTACTTTCATACTGTTTTTCCATGCATAGAAAATGAAAAACCCGCCTTTTAAAGCGGGTCATTGTTTAAACAATTTTTATTAAGGATCTAACCAAGCCAAAGGGTCTTTTTTAGCTTCAGGTGGTGCTGGGGTTTCCTCCGGTTTCTGCATTCCAGAAATTCGAGCCATTAACTTTTTGGCATAATCACCAACAAGACCAACTGATCGAAGTAACTCTTCAGCATCTTCTTCAGATTCAATTGCATTAATCGCTTCATCACTGATAATTCGTGCAGCATTGTCAGCTGGCTCATCAACGACACTAATTTCATAAATGTCAGCACGTTTGATTTCTACATGCGTGCCTTTATCTTCCATATCCAAAGAATTTGGTGGATAAAACGCAATTGAGAAGCCATCAATCGTGCCATGTACAACCATGGCAGCAACATCCTGAGCAATCGAAAGCCCTGGCGTGAATTCAATTTCAACATAAAGGCCCGTTTCATCTTCCTTAAGAAGCGTAATTTTCCCTACGCGCATCGGAAGACGGGAATCAACGTACCATTGTCTCCACCCATGGTTGTAATAACAGTGAACTTTCTTTGTCCCTGCATCAAAAGCAGCACAAACTTCAGCAAATGCACCACGAATGAATTTTTCACCGTAATAGTTGATCGAATCCCACTTAACTGCATAACCGCTGATTTTTACAATCCCTGTCTTTTCATCTTTGTTGATAAATCGACAGTTATCCACAGCAATTGGCATACGCCGACATTGAACTTTCGGCAAATTTGGCAGTGCCTTATTACGCACTAGCAGTTTTTGTTTCATCAGCTTTCGCTCCATAATTGCCTTTTTTCATTCGTTCGGCAGTAGTCATGTTGACTGGTACTAACAAGAAATCCGCATGTGGATCAGGCGTATCACCCTCTTCCATTCGTATCTGATTCGGACTTGCCTGACCTGATAAAATTCTGTCTTTATTGGATTTAATCCGCTCAAGATAAGAAGCTCTCAGCAAGTCTTTGGTCTTAAATTCAAACTCAAATTCATCCCATTCATGTCTTTGTAACAAGTGAATTCGGGCACTTTCTTCAATACGCTCCAAATAAGGACGCAATCCAAATTTATGAAAGCCATCGACCAATTGTTCGATGCCACTCCCCCAAGTTGTGCTTGAATCTGTGCTAAAAATTAAGATCGGATTGACCCCAAAGTAGCGACAAGCCTCTTCTACTGATAATTTACGAATTTCAATCAATTCAAGGTCTGCAGGGGTTAAGCTGATTTTCTCAAATTGCATATTACCTTCGAGTACCGCCAAATCACCATCATCACCGTTAATCAGAATATCCAATTCACCGCGCAGCGCATCACGCTGTTCTTTTTTTAGATATTTATCTGTTTTCAATGCTCCAGTCGGCTTGGCACCGTTAGACATTAACCGCGATGTCTTGTCCACTCCTGCAAGGCCGATACCGATGGATTGTGCACCATAAGCAATTGGAGACATTCCCACAAAACCAGTTCCAAAAAGTTTGATATGCCAGATTTCATTATCCGTATATTCGACTGTTTTATTGCCAATCTTGCACTTATACAATGGCGTGCCATCATCCCGAATACTTGGATCAACCGATCCTGAGTTAATCACCTGCAGGCTGACTAATTTTTTGCCTGAATAATCTTTTTTGATGTAGGCATTGCCAGCCACCAGATTCAGCATCAACTGCTCAAAAAATTCAACTCTCGTCTGGTAGCGGTTGGGCTTGTTGTATAGCAGACGAATCACATCATGATCTTTGACTTGTGCTCGAGTACCATTTGAATTTAATTTGTACATCTGCAGTGGCAAGGTTGCCACAGATTCAGTCAAAATTTTGACACATGCAAAAACAGCACTGAGCGTCATTGCACTGTCGAATGACACTGGTTTAGCAGTCTTAAAACCAGAACGGGGACGATCCCAAATGGTTGTCCCCGTTTTGTCTTGCGTTGGTCCAGTTCCCCGAACCTTCAGCTTATCGCGATTGGTTTTATCACGAATTTTCACTTTATCGCGCTTTTTACTCATCGCTTCGCCACCTTAATCATGTCATTCAACCAGTCATCAATGTTTCCATCTTCTTCACCTGGCACCAAATCGAAAACGTCCAACTTATCCCAAAGCATTGCCCGTGTAGCACCGATAATCGCTGCTACACCAGCATCAATTTTTCTTGCCTTGTCAGGCTTACGTGGGAAAATGTTGCTGTTGTTGTCTTCTTTAACTTCAATATTGCACATACACCAATGCAGCACGGGATTGCCATCATGATGAAGCCGTCCATCACGGATCAACTCTTCCATCCAACGCATGCCGATACTCAACGGATTGACCTTTTGAGGAACTTCAATTGCTTCTAAACCATCAGCAATCAAATCCTGCCCGAATTGCGCTGCATTCCATGGGTCAAAACCAATTTCATACATATTGGCTTGCAAATGACTTTCGATCACATCTTTATAAATCTGTGAAAAGTCAGTGACGTTCCCTGGCGTTTCAATCAGATGACCGCTTTCGACCCAATCCAAATATTCATCTGGACGTTTCTGACCGTCCATTGCACGTCTTTGATTTACCACGTTGGAGTTGATGTACTGATGCGCAAAAATATACCAATGCACACGCCCATCAATCAGTTTAGGGAACCATTTCACATAACCTGCCAAGTCCATTTTGCTTGCCAAGTCTAAGCCACCAAACGAAATACATCCTTTAAAATCATCTTCAGTGACGCTCGGATCTGCAATCAACTCCCATTCACTCGAAGCAATCCAACTGTCTGCACCTTGCACCCATTCATTCAAACTTTTCTGTCTAAATCGGCTTTCTTCAGCAGCGGTTTTGATCTTCTTGTATTTGCCTTGCAAGTAATTTGTGTCAAACGCTACGCCCATACTCGGATTGGCTTTTGGCCAAACCGCAGGATTGCGCCAGTCATCACCCTTATCGATGGTAAAAATGATGCCGAAATAACGCTCTAAATTATCTTTACCATACAAAATATCGACAACTTTGCAGCGCTCACGCCAACATACCCCAATTTTATTACTGCCTGCTGTGGTAATACCCAAAACTAAAGGCTCACGACGAGCAATGACACCATCTGCCATGATGTCGTAAGTTTCAGAATCTTTATGCGCATGTATTTCGTCAAGAATGGCACAATGGACGTTTTTACCGTCCTTACTGCCTTCTTTGTCTGTCGCAATCGGACGGAAAATACTGTTGTCGTTGCCAGTGGTCGAACGGATCTCATACTGAGTCGTTTCAATACCAAATGTTGCTCTTAATTCAGCATTCAGCAGCACCATCTGTTTGGCATCCTGCCACACAATTTTTGCTTGGTCATAATTGGCAGCTGCTGCATAAACTTCAGCACCTGCTTCACCATCACCGCATAGCATGTATAAACCAATGGCTGCAGCAAGGGTCGATTTCCCGTTTTTCTTTGAAATTTCGACATAAGCATCAGTAAAACGTCTGATACCGTCCTCATCTTCCCAGCCAAAAATATTGCCTACAACGAAAACTTGCCATGGATCTAAGATGAAATGCTTACGCGCTAAAGCACCTTTCCAGTGATGCAAGTTTTCAATGAATGAGCACACATGATTCATGCGCTCTTCACTGAATGAATATGGAAAATCGTGGTCGTTTTCTTGGCGTTTTAAATCATTTAGAAAACGTTTTACTGCTAGTTTTTCAAACTTTCCCGCAATTCGTACACCTGTTTGCACGTCTTTGCAGTACTGGTGCATGATTTCTAAATAATTTCTTTCGCTCATGATCGTCTACGCACTGTAAATGCACTCTCTGTTTTCACTGGTTCAGGCGTTTCAAACCCAAGACCCAATTGCTGACTCTTATCCGTCTGAGCACCACGCATACCACTTCGAGAAGCTGGAGTCAGTCCAAATTCTTTGGACAGTCGCAAAATATCATCATGCAGTCGGTTCCGTAATGTGAACCACACTGATTGAACTTTAAATTTATTCGGTGTCTCATCCACGAAGTCATCGACGGTCTGTAACTTGGCCAAGACAGCTTCATAGTCAGAAATATTTCGGCAGAGCAATGTAAACGCTGCTCCATCCACCTCACTAAGCAGACCAACTTCAACAAGTTTTGGTCCCAACTCTTCCCAAACTGCATTTGCAACTTTGGTCAAGCCTGCAGGCTTAGGCGGGATTTTTGCCTTTACTGCTACCTTCGGTTGCAGTAGTTCAGATCCAGCATGGAATGTGAAATCTTTATCAGTCATAAATCACCTCTGATACCCCCCTCCCTTTCGATTTTTTCTCACGGAGAGAAAATTTCTTGGGGGGGCGGTCTTTATCGGGAGGTCGGTTTTGACTTTTGACCCCATATCCCCTAAATATCTTTGAAATTAATTAATCGATGATTAGCATCAACTTCATTCAAGCGAGCCAGACGAAGGCGTTCATAGATTTCAACTCTGGAATGATCTTCACCATCCCATTGAACTCTCAATGATGAACCTGTCTGAATGACTGTGCCGATTGAATCAAATCCTTTTATGTCATCACGGTAGACAACAGCATCACCTTGAAGAATTATTTCATTCATTGCTCTGCTCGCTTGAAGTGTGTGAAGTGCAGCTGCTGTATCTTCATGCCGCTGGATACTTCAAGAATCTTGTCGTTGATTACATCGAGTACTTCCCATTGATCCTGGTCAGTACAACCAAGTCGGCTGAGGATCACATCATTTGCAATGGTCACTGTGTCACCAACTTTGAAAGGATTCATTCGATCAGGATCTATCACAGGCTTGTTCACTACTGGCATCCAAGCACCGCGATCTTCTGATGCAGTCTTGATGTTATGGTGTGTTTCACATAACGGTTGCCAGTTTGATTTGTTCCAGAACAGATCTTTATCACCCTTGTGTGGAATGATGTGATCGACCACCGTTGCAGGCATCACGTAACCCTTGCGACGACACTCAACACACAGCGGATGTTCCAACAAGAATTGGTCACGATGTTTTTTCCACTCGGCATCATAGCCACGTTGATGTGCAGTCCCGCGATCACGATCACGTTGCTTCACTCGGCTCTGATGTTTGTCGCAATATCCTTTGTTCGATGCAAAGTCTTTACAGCCCGATGATAGACATGGACGCTTAGCTTTCTGTGGTGCTTTGTTCATGTTTCACCGGAGTAACTTTGATGGAACGTTTAATAATTAATTCACGCAGTTTCTGTGTTGCTTTCAGTTGAATGATCTTGTCCACCGCATGAAGCGCTGTGAGCAATACCATTCGACGTTTAGGCATCTGAACTGAGATGCGAACGATCATCTGATTGTTTGCCATGCGGTCATCCTTAAAAAAAAGACTGTATGCCCTGCCCCGCGCCTGACATACAGCCATAAAAAAAGAGCCTCTGGGGAGAGACTCTTAAGAACTTACAGCGCTTTAAATACAGTTTTGCATTGTGGAGAAATGTAGATTAAAACTGTCGCACCTGTCAATACCAAAAATACCTTTTTAGTAATTTAATCTTTAAATTGGTATTTTATTTTACTTGAAATCTTTTTGATTTCATCTTCAAAAAGACCTTTGTACTCATTGACTACTTGATTGAGCTTACGCTGAACTCGATCTTTACTCACACCACCAATGACAGCTCTGTTACGAACTGAAGGCTTATAACTACCAGGTACTTTACTTAATTCAACAAGGGCAATAAAAATCGAAATTTCTGTGTCTTCAGAGAGATCTGCACGCTTCATCGCATTCAATTCAGCTTGAATATGTTTTGTAGTTACCTTGATTTGCTCAATAGAGTTTTGGCTCATTGCACAAATATTCAATAGAGACTGCTGGATGCTGGTCAAATTTGCATAACTCAATGCAACACAAACATCCTGTGCAGTCATAGAGCCATGGCTACCACCACCGATTGCATCGAAATTTGTAGTTTTAGGATTTAACAAACGCAAATATTTTTCCATTTTGTTGTCCTTTTTAAATTTTGTGAATGATGTGAATGATGTGTGAATGATTAATCAAAAAAGGTTCACATAAATTTTTATTAATTATTAATGCTTTATAAGCATTTTTAAAAAATGTGAATGATGTGAATGGTTTTAATGATTTTCTACGTGTGAGAGAAATCCGTTTTTTAATGTTTTTAAGTACAGAAAAACATAAAAGTGAAATTATCTTTACGCGCGCGCACGCATGCAAATGGTTCACATCATTCACATGGGCATAATTACTTAATGATTTCAGTATGTTGGTGTGTGAACCATTGTAGGAAAATGATTCACACAAAGGTTCACATGGTTCACATGGCATACTTATTTTAGATATTGCCATAGCCCATAACCTCTGGAGTACCATCGAGACTATCTTGAAATTCTTCAACTTGCAACCCCAACCAATCCTGCTCTTTCTTATCATCTGGCTTAACTCCAATAATAATAATTTTATTCTGGCCACTCTTCTTCATACCTTTCCAATGTTTGGCTTTTTCACTAGGTATAAAGCCATGCTTACGTCCTTCCCCTATGAATCGCTTCATACTGATTGGATGCTCACCTGTCTTTTTAGTCCATTGAATAAATGCTTGATAGAGCTGTTCGGATTTGCACGAGATAAACGGATACTTCGTCTCGCCATTTTTCCAATCCGTATAGAACGTATCGAAGCCTGGACGTGAATAGTCAATCAAAGCTTTTTTAGCCTTGGTCATTGGTGGCTTTGTGTGACCATTAAAATCAGCTAGATCCATACCCATGAGCACAGTGAAGAAAGCACGAATACCTTCAGAATTGATTTCTTGCATCACTGCTTCATACAATTTACCTTCCAAAGCTTTAGTCGGATTAAGGACAAGGAAACGTCTGTCTTTTTCTTCAATCGGCAATGGTTGCGTATTGTTAGATAAAAATACCGTATTTAAGTGGTTATCCATTTCCCAACCACTGACAAACTTTTTACTGACATACAAAGTCTCACCAGTGATCAAATGTTTAATCATCCCCATCACGTTATGCTTTTTCTTGTTATCTACAATTTCCTCAAACAAACCGAAAAGTTTATTTTCAATCCATTCGTTATAGTTAGAATCCAGCTGCTGTTGGCCAACAGTTGTGTGATAGTCACCATAAATCTTTTTAAAGATTTTACCGAACAATAATGATTTACCCGCACCTTGAGTATCACCATGCATGAGTACACAAGTCGCCATTTTCCCCCCCATATTCTGAAGCGGATAAGCTAACCATTTAAGCAGGAACATGACCGCTTCTTTTTCATGACTGCATAAATGATGAATCAAACTAATAATACCAGGACACATTTTTGCAGCATCCTGTACAGAGATTTGAGCACCATTAGCATCACGCAATACATCCAACGGCAATCCATTAAACATATTGATATAATTTTCATCTAAGTCATGGGAGCAAGTCGGATCAAAGATCAGATTACGGTGATAGATTTGTTTACGTACTGGAGATTTAAACCATAAATCATAGATATTTGGATATGCCTCTTTGATCGCTTTGTTAAGCCAACGTTCACGACGATTAATATTCCAAGATTCTTGAGTACCCGCCAAAATGACAAAGTTATCTAATAATTCCTGAATAGTGGCTGCATTGGCTTCATCCATGTGATTACGAAATACATCCTGTGAAATCACTTGGCGTTTAGCAGACCATAGCTTGAAGTACTTTTGGCTAATCAGTGCAATAAAAGCAGTTTTTTTCATAACTGTTTTTTGCTCGCTATCCCAAATTTCAGTTTTACCTTCAACTAAAAAATAACGATTCAGATAACCTTGCAGCAAAACCTCATTGATTTCAGGTTTCTGCTTACTTTCAACAAGTGCATCATTTTCTTGCGAAATACTCCCCTGCACCCCTTCAAAAACAGCATTACTTTCCATTTCATCCAATGTTTGACCCTGAAAATTGTGGGCTTCATTTATTGGGGGTTCGGGGGAAAACTGCAAAGAAGAAATAGCAGAATTAATCTGTTTGCTTACCTCTTCTAACCCGCAAACAACATGCAAATCATTGAAGTCTGTATAAGCTTTGGAATTCATGCGATAGACTCCTGAACTTGCGTAAAATCAGGCAAAATCACTACGCCACCTGTAATTGATTGTGCTTCTTGGGCATACTTAATGCCTGTATCTTCTTTAGCACTGTCATCATCAGCGCAGTAGACAAACACGGCTTTTGGATATTTTCTGCGTAATGCGGCACCAACTTTGGGTAAATTATTTGCGACAAAGGACAGCGCCACAGGATGACCGGCTGCCATGTGAATAGACATACCTGTTGCATAACCTTCAGCGATGCAGATGATGTGAGGGTCATACAAATCAGGCTGTACTTCACCGATCATGAAGAAGCACCCACCAGTACGACCTCCAGCATCAGTGATAAAAAACTTTTGGCCATCTGGTGTGATTGTTTGCACATTCCACATTTTGCCGTGCTCATCGTATGCAGGGATCAGTAAGTTACCGTCATGCGTAATCTTGATTTTTGGGTCCTTATCTATTTGCTTATTTTTCAAATAAAGGCTGAAATCACCCAAATAAGCATTGCGGAAAATGCTTTCTGCTTTACGTGCAATGTTCTCCTGAAGCTTGCGCTCAAGTTCACGCTGTTCTTTATCACGTAACTCTTTTTCTTTACGCCATTTTTCACGGTCTGCATCTGTGATATTTGACGTTGCATCAAGTCCGACAATGGCTGCAACTTCTGCAATCGTGTCTGGAAACGATAAATGTGTGCATTTTTGGATAAGACTGAAGCCGTCACCAGCGCCACAGTGTTGGCAGATATAATCACCATTGCCATTTTTGTCGTCATAACGAAAGCGATCATGGCCACCACATGCCGGACATGGTGTTTTTTTCTTAAATCGCACATCGATATTGAATCTTGGAAAAATCGTATCGGCCCAAAGACCTTGCGCTTTGGCTTTAACGTCATCCAATTGGAATCTAGGCTTTACCATTACGCCACCTGCTCACGTTGTTTTTTGACCATAGCCAGCAAAGATGTAGCTACTCGAACAAGATCCAGTACTTCCTGGTAAATCTCATCCTCTTCAACCTTAGTGATCCGACCATCTGCAACGGCATTAGCAATCGATTGGGCTAATTCACCCTGTTCTTGTGCTAGTTCACCAACTTTGCTGATGTAGTTCGATTGATCCAAGTCTTCGGAAATTTCAGGAAATTCAAACCAACCTGCATTGCCATGAATAGCGCAAATGCTGTCCATGATGCCTGGATCACGAGTTTCAGCGAGTACGGCTTCAAGGTGATAAATATTGGCTTTATGTGTTGTCGTGGTCGGACACAATGAATTGCGAAATGTTGTGATATTCCAGCAGTTCTTTTCAGCAATATGGGCCATTAATGAATGATCTGTTTCACTGTAAACAGCAGCACGAAGAGCCATCGACAGCGGTAATACTTTCCGATTTTTCTTAACCATGATTTTAATCCTGTCTAATAATCGTATTTATTTGAGAAAAAGCTGTCTAAGCTGTCTTCAAACCGTAGAACCAAAGCACAAGGTCTTTGAAAGTGAATGCCCCATTGCTTTCCTGAGCGAGTATTTGCATAAACTGCTTGTTGGGGATCTTGCGACGATGCTTCAGATGCGTGAACAAATACTGTGGAGAAGTACCAACACGTAAGGCGTAGTCTTCAAGACCACCATCTTTATGTAATTGCTCGATGAACTCATTGAATGGAGTACACATTTTAACAACCTTTTTGGTATTCGTTTTAAGTAAAATACCTTTTCGGTATTTTTTAATCAAGCCCCAGATTAAAAATAAATTACCTTAAAAGCTGTTTTAGTTGTTTTGAAGGGTATTTTTTCGGTCAATGTTTTAGCTGATAATACCTGCCAAGTAAGTACGTAAGTAAGTAAGTAAGTCACCACTGACTGAAATTTCCACCTGGAGAAAACCTGATGTTATCGGTTAAAGAAATTAGAAAAAGAAATACATTAGAGTTGCTCGAATTTTTTGAACGTAAAGAGTTTGCTACTTTTGTTGGAATTGAATATACCCTTTTAAATCAATATCTTTCTGCAAATGCTCCCAAAAACATTGGCAACAATAATGCTAAGAAAATTACTGATGCTTTTAATGTCCCTGAAGGATGGCTTGACCACGAACATACCAAAGCTGAAGTATTCAGAGTTGCCTATAATTCGGGTAGAGCGACAAAGAATGTCGCAGATAACCTGAAAAATACCAATTTAGTTGCTGAACCCTCTTCCGTTACAACCGAAAATGGTTATAGAATTTTGAACATTAAGAATTCAATCAAAATTCAAAAAGGAGAGGACTTGGAAATTTCAGAACTGCCTACGGCTAAAAGTTCTATTTTTGTTTCACCCACAGTTGAATCACCAATTGCTTTTGAAGTGACAGGAAGTGGCTATCCTAAACCTTATAAAGTCGGTTTCGTTTTTCTGTGTGATGCTAAAAAAATCATTGAATCTGGGGATGATGCTGTTTTTATTACGATTCAAGGAGAGATCGTTTTAGGGGAATTTTTATTTGAACGTGACGGAATCATGGACATCGAAACACTTGATGGTGAACGTTTGAGTTTAGATAGAAATAACATTAAAAATATTTTTCCAATCGTAGCGTTTTACCCAGCTAGCCAAAAACAACCTATCAAAGATTAATTTAGCCCAATAAATACCAGAAACCACTCCGCGGAGTGGTTTTTTGTTGTCTAAACAACCTTAAAACATACTTAAAATATTCTTTTGTACAATTATTTTGTATCTTTTCTGCATAAAAATACCTTTTTAGGCATTTTAATTACTTTTTAGTATTGACAAAAATACCTATTAAAAAATATCCTTTTGGTTGTCATCGTACCTAAAAGGTATTTTTTAATGAAAAAAAGTAATTTTGAATCAATCATCATCAAACGCCTTCACGCTGAAGATTTCGCTCAGCCAGCAAAGATCAATCTTTTTGCTCGAATCTGGAGAAAGTTATGTGTCGTGAAAACAGTATGAACCAGATTAATGCAGCTATCGAAAATTTACTTAATGCACTTTCAAGCGCTGCATTACTGGATGCCCAATCTCAAGCCCTTGCGTTCATTCAAGCAGCTTTTGAAGCTGAAGAACTGAATCAAATCGAAAAACAGACTTTGGAAAAAAAAGTCCGTCGTATTTACCGAAATCAACTTATTGAGGAATCAGCATGAATCAGCACCCATGCCAGGATAAATGTCCAAATTTCACGGATGAACAGTGCTGCCATTGCCTAATTGCTGAAGTTGAGCAGCCTGAACCTGAAGGCTGTGAACATCATCCATTAAAATGCTGCGAATGCATGCTTAAAGAAATTGATGAAGAGTATTTGAGCTATTTGTCCGATGAAGAAAAACATTTAAATGCAGCACTAAAATCTGTGGAGTATGTGACATGAATGAATACTCACCGTTTTACATCATTGTTTTTATGTTCATTTTCTCTGTTTTTATTGTCTTAAAAGCGTATGAACATCAACTCAAACTCAAGCAAAAACAAGCTGCATTGAAGCAGCTGCTGGAGAACGACGATGCTGCAATTCACTGATTTAAACCACACTAAGCACATTATCAATATGAGCAATGTGAACAACGTAGTGATCCGTAATAACAATGGTGCGCATGTGATTACTTTTCACATGCCTGGTCAGCATGTGGTACCTGCAACCGTTGATGTCAAAACGGCTGAACGTATCTTCAAGGAACTAGGGGAATTGAAGTGAAAGGTAAATTTGCTCCAGTCATCAACACATACACGATGCTTGTGTTGCGTTACATGTCTCCAGTGGTCCCACTTGAAAATGTGGTTGAAGACTACTTGAGCCACATGTCACTTGAAATTGCCAAACGTAAAGCAGTGAAACAAGAATTGCCGTTCCCTGTGATCCGTTTGGGCGAAAAACAAAAAGCATCTTGGATGGTCAATTTGGCAGACCTTGCTGTGTATATCGATCAGCAAACTGCATTGGCCCAGCACGATCATAAAGCCATGAATGGTGAACAGTATGCACACTAATTTAGACCATGACGTTTTTATCAAAAAGGGCAAATCCATTGCCCTTGCTCAACAAGTCGACGACTTCCTGAAGGCTCAGGGCAAATCTGAACCAGATCAGATTCCATTTGGTCACTCTGAACTTTCGCATAAACGTAAAACTGAAGGCTATAACGCTCAGTCTACGATGCGTGAAATCATGTTCAGCTCAGTCCAAGAATCTAAAAAAAATAAATCTGCTGTAAAACCAGCTCAAGCTCCATCACCAGAACGCTTAAGACGAGATGCAAATAATGCTGCACGTATAAAAGCCGTTGCTGAAGGAAAATCTCAGTTTCAGGGCCAGTGCGTACACCATGGTCAGCAGACTTTCAAAATCAAAGGTAAAGGCGAAGAGCATATTTGCATTATTTGCCGTGATAAACATTCCGTAAAGCAGACAATTAAACGTCGAAAAAAACAGGTGGCAGCATGAATACTGGTGACCATGTGGCAGTGAGTTTTATCTCTGAAAACAGTACTCAGTTTTCAGGAATCCATTTTGCAGGGAACGGCATTATTGACCGTCTTGAAGATAATCGAGTGTTTGGCCATTTATACAGTGGCCAACCATTCATGTGTGATCCAACCGATGTATCTGTGAATGTAGATATTCATAACCTGGATAAATACTACCAGTTATTGCTTGAGCTCAAGCTTGCCAGTCATGCAGAAATTGAACTAATCAAATCAAAAAGTTTAGAAGATCCGCAGCTGCTGAATATGGCTGAGTTCGGACTTTATATTTTTGCTCATTTTCAATCACTGATTAATGGAATGGCACAAGAAATTGCTGTTTCAGAATTTCAACGCATTCAGGATGAGTTCAGCAATGGCAGAGTTTTTCTTGTTGATGCTTGAGCTGATGCTCTTAGCAAATGGCACTTTATTTATTAAATACAAAATGTGGAGATGGTGATGTTTGATGATGATTTTGATTTCGAAGATGAATATGAAGGATTTAACCCTTTTCGTGCTCAAAAAGAGCTTTTGAAACTACCTGAATTAACTGAAACACAATGTTTTCTGTGCGATCAATGCGGTTCAGGAAATGCAGTAAAACCTTTGCACTATAAAAATGTTTATCAACGCATCACTAACATGCAAACAGGCGAAGTTACTGAAAATTCCGTGATGATCTATGTTTCACCTTGCTGTAAAGCCGACTTGTCTATTTGGGATGAATCAATCGACGACTACGTTGAAATTAGTAGCGAATACTATTCACATGATGGGGAAAATAATCAATGAAACTCGAAAATGCACAAGAACAGTTATTAGAACTGAGTCCTTTAAAACTCAGCCAACAATTTAGCCGTGATGATCTTTTGGATCTACGCGACCAACTCAAAGCCAAACGTGCAGGATTGATTGAAGCCAAGGACAAATGCAAAAACGGTAATTCAATTGCTTTACTGAATATTGAATTATCTCAAGTCAATTCAATGTTGACCCGCATCAATCAGACCGTCACTTTGCTTGATCAAGATGCCAAGATCATGAAGAAAAATAATCACTCAGCGCAGGAGCTGGCGATGCGTTTTTTCAAGGTTGCTGAAAAGGAATTGGACTCAAAGACGTTTAACAAAATTAAAAAAATGGCGGTGGCGTAAATGAAGATGAATGCACCAATTGAAATCGAAATGAAGGTTTATGCGGTTGAAGAGGAATCTGGGCAACAGGCAGTAGTCACAATGTCGCTTCCTGTGGGCCAGTACCCTACTCGATCTACGCTTGAGTTGATATTTAAAAAGGCTCAGGATGCCTTGCCAGATGGTTTTCGGGTAATGGACAAGCCAGAGTTTTTTAATGCTTACCTTCAAAAAGAATACGGAATAACTGAAAGATTTGCCACTCCAGGCTCCCGTGAATTTACTTGTGAAGTAATTGAGATGGAGCCAGCCAATGACTCACATTGAAATGCTTAAAGACCCAAATTTTAAACGCAATCTTGACAATAAAATCGTGGCGCATATCAACCATGAATTTTCTAAGGCAGGACGTGAGCTGCCATTGCCAAAATTCCGCGACAATCTTGTGACCTATGATGACCCCAATGTCATGAAACTTGTAAACCGTTGCCGTACTGGTGCGGTGCTTCTTGCTCAATTACTTGATGAAAAATCATCTTAATCTTAAAAAGGAAAAAACATATGGCTGGCGTTGGAACATTTGAAAAATGTCGCAAACAAATTGAAAGCGGTATAAAAAGACAAATCAAAAATGGGAAAAACTATATTGCTTTAGATTTGCCGTATTTTGCACAAAGTGATCAATTGGAAACAGACAATTATATTAAGCAGCTTGAAGAGCGTGGAATGCGTGTAGAAATACATCACACAGATTCTTCAAAATATGGCAAAGCTTATTGGTAAAAAAACGCAAACCCCAAAGCCTCTAAATAGAGGCTTTTTTAATGGCTTCAGCAATGCCAGTGGTTTTGGCCACTTCAATTGCTTGCCTATATGTGAGCAGATCCTTTCGAATAATATCTAAATTGACATAACGTTTTAGGCTATTCCAATCATCGTGCAATGTGTATTGCTGGATCTGTGGTACCGTTAAGCCCTGCTCTGCCAATCGTGTTGCTGCTTCATGCCGAAGGTCATGAAAACGTAAATCATCAATTCCGGCTTGTTTCTTAATTTTCTGCCAATGACGTGCAATATTTTCCTCATGTGTTGGGATCAGGTACCGATCATCACCACCACGTAAGAGCATCTTTTTACGGATTTCAGGTTTCAATAATTCATCAATGATTTCGGCTGCTTCATCTGAGACCACAAACCATTTGTCATTGTTTTTCTTGGTCGGATGCTTCACTGCCTCCAGGTACCATTTTTTGTGCTCACGATCATAGTGCTGAATTTCAAGCCGTGGTAATTCACCAAGCCGACGACCCGTGTATATGTCCAGCCACATGATCAAATATAGTGGCGTATTTGAATAGTTTTTTAAATGAAAATCCATGTACGCATACGTGGTCAGGTCCTGCAATTCTTTTGTCGTCGGCAACCGGTTACGCTCTTCAGATTCTGAAATGACACGGGACTTTCTCAGACCTTTAACAGCTTTTTCATACTCATTGAAGTCGATCTCTACACCCCAAAGCAATTCAGCATGATCCAATACTGATTTGATGCACTGGAACTCGAAAAGAATAGTACTAGGCTCAACAGGAGCTAAATCATAATTTTCATTCTTATAGCCATCACGTCTACGCAAAGCATGTTGTGCATAGTCAGTACGCTTCAGATCTGCCAAGGACTTTTGAGATATATCGAACTTTTTCAGCATCTCCAAAGTGAATGCCTTGGTCCTACCATAATCCGATATTTCAGATTTATACCTGGTAATTGCGGATGCCAAAGACATGGCTGCAGATGCCACAGCATCTTTGTTAGTTGACAACAAGTGAGGATTCTTTTCTAATCTGTCCTCTTCTCTTTTTAGCCACGCTTTTGCCAAAGCTCTGGTACTAAATGTTTCAGTATCAAAGTACTCGATACCCTCACTTGGCTTGCGAATATTGATCACAGCCTTGTATCTGGTACCTTTAGTTTTGGATTTTAACTCTGTGATATAGCCCATGCTTGCAACTATTTTTCAAATGAACGGGGAATGGTTGCAAATATAGTTGCAAGAGTTGCAAAAAGATAGGAAAAGATACAAATTTATCGTAAATGTTACGAATGCTCATAGGTGCTTAAATGACTGATTTAAAACAAAACACTGATATATCAAGGCTTCCACGTATATCCGTTGCACCTATGATGGATTGGACTACCCGTGACTACCGTTTTTTTGCCCGCCTGTTTAATCCGAATATTATTATGTATACCGAAATGGTGACGACGGGTGCCATTCTT